GCCGGCATTTCACTAACTGTTAAAGTATGGTCGTATTCGCCGCCTGTGTCGCCTTGTGCGAACGTCTGATCTTCGGCGTTACTATCGGTACCGGTGCCGACACCTAAAATAACGCGTCCTTGCCCGAAAGCCGTCCACGTACCGTACCCTAGTAAAGTAGCGGGATCGGTATTGTCTGTAGCGTTAAAATATAAAGAACCGACGGGGAGTTGCGCGCCTACGGCTGCGTCTGCGTTGGTTTTTAACTGCGCATCGATAAGATCCATACCGTCGTTTAACTGGCCGCCCCAAAGATCTTCGTCGTCGGCGCTGTTTACGTTCGGCTTTGGTAGATTATAGTTTGTTGTAAACGTTGGCATGGTTTAAAATCCTTCTACTTGAAACTCACCGCTACCGTTTAAACGGTTGGTAGCTTGACGTAAGTTTGTATGTTCGTTCGTTGCGCGCGCCGCGTAATATGCTTCCATCTTTGGATCTTGTCTAAACTCACCGTAAAGGCGCGCTAAAGCTTCATATCTCAATAGATCGGGCGCGTTGATTGTGAAATCGTTTGTATCACTGTCGCCGGATAGATCTGTGTAATTCTTGATACCACGTACTAAAGCTGTGTAGGCTGCGTCCGGGTACCCATATAGTTCGTAACCGCCGTTGCGATAAACCCACGCATAAGGGATCCCCCGGGCTTGTACGTTCAAACAATCGTACTCGTCGCTTGTGATCTTCTTAACCGGCCAGCGGGTGTTCGCGTAATCGATAGTGATACCGCCTGTATCAAACACATATTGCGCATCGGTGGTTAAAGTAAGTACCGGATCGTCTTCCGTAAGTGTTACGACATCTCTAAACTCGTTAAACCAATACGGTTTTTTAGACCAGTATTGTAGTGCTTCGTTTAAGACGTCGGCAACGATCGACGCGCTAACGGACGTATTGTTAGGATCCTTTAGGCGCGAAGAAACCTGTGTCTGTAGTTCGCCGAACGTTGCCATTGTCTTACCTACCTATCTATTAGCCGTAGGACTGTAAGATACTGAAATCGATAGCAGCTTCGGCGTCCGCTGCGGCCGTCTTCAACTGAACCGCTAACCAACCGTTGCCTTCGGTCACTAAAGTCAGGCCTTCTTTCTCGTCAACGGCGATAAAGCCGCCGTCTTGCGCAGCCGTGGAAAGAGACGCGAAAGCATCGGGGGCATTAGTGAAGGTGCTATCGTCGTCGTAGATAATACCTAAATTCACAGTTGTAGTGCCTGCGCCGAAGTTACCACAATAAACATCGTTACCGTGGATAGCGAACCTAGCGCCTTTATTGAAAGGAACGAGGCCTACGAAAGCGTCGGCGGCGGTGCCGTCTGGTACTGTAACAGTACCTTGTACGATACGCGCTGCACCGGAACGGTCAACGCCTTTTGTTTTTGCAAAGTCTTGGTTATCACCGGCGTACTCTGCGGGTACTATGGAAGGTGTAGTCATTTTAAATACTCCGTATTTTAAATTGAAAGGAAAAGTAGGCGGTTAGAATAACCGCCTACCTAAGTGTTTTAGCTGTGCGCGGCTGCGTAAGTAGCAATCACCAAACAACCGATATCTTGTTTGTTTGACGGTGCCATTTTCTTCATGCCGTACAAGAGACGCGCTTCTTGACCTTTGTAGTAATCGTAGTCTTTCAACTGCGAGAACATCTTCATCGGTACGTCTTTATCTGTCGGACGTCCACCAAACGGTGAAGCGAAAGATAAAGCATCGCGTCCGACAAGAACTGCGCGTTTCGTGTTTGAAACGAGAGAACTATCGGCCGAAGAGATCCCGTTAGGGATACGAGGCGCTTCGTAGATAAACACGTTGCGGTAACGACCTGCACAGACCATACCATTCTTATACGACTTCTCGATTGTCGCATCGTCTTGGTTGCCTGCCAGTTTGTTGAACTGGATATCGTACCACTTGATCTTCGCAGAACTGTTTTGTTGAAGGTCAACAATTTGTTCGGGCGATAGGTACAAGTCGTAGGTTTCACCGTCTAGACGCTCGATAGGTTGATCGCTGTTAGAGATCTTCTCGAGTGCATAGTCAATGATATCGATAGCCATAATGTCAGAAGACGTTAAAGACTGGTCGTTCGCTTGTGAACCTGCACGGATGATACGCTCACTTGTTGGCGCTGTCGGTACGTTGTGGCCTGTAATGTGCAGTTTGTTCGCCGCAGTAGTGTAGGTCGTACCGTTAAACGTTACAGAACCGGAATAGTTCACGCCGGCAAGTTGATGCCAGATTGAAGTATCCATAAGCTCGATCGCACGGCGCTGTAGTACAGTCGTCGCAGACTTAGCAAAGTTTACTTTCGTACGCTTTTGCTCGATCGTATCTGTGTTAGGGTTCAATACGCCAAGACGAGTAATGTTCATTACCATAGCGTGTGAATTGAGATCAAGCGCTTCCTCGTTACCGTCAAGAGTTCCGCCCTCGCCGAGAGGAACGTCCGTCAATTTTGAAACGTAAGGGAAAGTAGTTTGATCGCCTTTTGCGTCCTTACCCAAAAGCTCTTCGGGAAAGTAAATAACGCCGCGGTTAAACAGGTGTCCTAAGGAGGACTTCTGCATCATTTGTATCCACGTTTTTTTCTCAAATAACTTTACCGCTAAAGCGTTTGACGTGGACATGGTTGTACTAGACATTTTCATGCTCCATTTGTTTAAGTTTAAAAAAGTACTTCTAAACCCAACGTCATTATATCTTCACGCTTATTTTGTTTATTCGTCCGCGGTTAGACGACTGCATTTTTAAAGGTGCGAACCTTTCGACATCCGGTACAAGTTTTACGAACTTGCAGAAACGCCATTTTAAAGCCTTGGTAGGCGCTCCCCGGCATTGCGCCGGGGGTTAACGCTCGTAATATTAACCGGCTTGATCGATAAGCTCGTCAATCTCGGCTTCGGATAACTTACCGAAATCGGCAAGATCCATATTATTCGCTTCTTCGAGTGTAGCACTAGCAGCGGCGGTTTGTCCACCCCCTGATAGTGAAGTCGCAGCACGTTTTTTATTACGGGCTACTCTCTTCAAGTCTTTCTGCGGCTTTTCGGGCTTTTGCTCGTTTGTTTTTTGCGCCATATTACTATCATAACCGTACTTATCGAAGGCCATTTGATAAAGAACTTCGGCCGGGTTCATGTCATTTCGTGCGGCTTGGCTCGCGATATCGAGTACACGTTTTTGTACAAAAGCTTGCGCTTGCGTGTCGTTAAGCTGCGGATACGCATGTTTGACGCCTTGATACATTGACGACATCATATGCTTACTTGCATCTTCGTAATCGTCCGTTCTACCGGCAAAGTCTCTTTCGATCTCGGTAAACTCTTCGATCGCTTGTTTTTGTAGATCGTTGCGATACTTCTCGTTTTCCATACGGTCGAGACGCTCTTCGGCGGTTTCTTGTTTTTGAGGTTGCTCTTGTTCGTCGCGATCTTCTCGGCGAGCCTGTAACTCTTCGAGGCGACGACGCGCATCGGCAAGCTCTTCTTGCGCCCGCAGACGTTCACGACGTTCGATACGGATCTTTGCGTTGACATCGTTCTCGTTCTTCGGCTCGTCTTTTTCGTCGGCCTTCTCGTCCGTGTCTTCGGCTTTATCTGTCTCTTCCGTGTCGGCTTCGGTTTCTTCCTCGGCTTCGGTTTCTTCCTCGGCTTCGGTTTCTTCCTTTTCGGTTTCTTCCTCGGCTTCTTCGGTTTCAGTTTCGGCAACCGTTTCTTCTTCCGTGTCGGCTTCCGCTTCTTCGGCTTCTAAACGTGCAAGTTCTTCTTCTTCTTTTTTGATTTCATCTTCTAGTGACATGATATTGCGCCTTTCATCATGGTTTAAATGTTGACGTTCGCCTCGTTATAACTGCCGGTGCGAACGATATCGTTTTCGAGCGCCTGATTACGTGCGCTCTCTAAGGTTTCGGTCACTTCCGCGACCTTCTTATCGCGCTCGGCGCCTTGTGTAGCCGCTTTCGCGCGAGTTTCTTCGGCGCGGGCGATATCAAGCTGCGCCCCTGCCATTGTTTTCTGTAGTTGCGCTTTACGCCCCTCGTCTTGTAACTGTTGTACCGTTTGTTCAAGTTGTTTGACGTACTGCGGATCGACCGGTTGATCTTCCGGTACGAGTTTCTCGCGGATCTTCTCTTTCATAGCCAACTCGATAGGCATAATATCGATCGCGACCGCGTATATAACCTTGGCTGCGCCCGGATCTGTCATTGCGACTTTATCACCCATCGCGATCAAGATATCCGCTTGCTCTTGTCTATCCTGCACGGTAAGCGGCGCTTCACCGATAACGACGTCGTATTCTGCCGATAGTTGTTTGGTAGCCAGTTCTAAGAACATCGCTTGACCTTCTTCGCCTATGATCCGGACGGACATGCCTTCGTTATTCTCGACAAAGACACGCATAAGTCCGAGCATGATCCGCGCTTGTCGTTTCTGGTATAGAGAAGCTGCGTCGAAGTAACACGCAAGAAGTGAAGTCGCCTGTTTTATACGTTGCTTCTGGAAAGCTGCGGTGTCGTTTGCGAACTCACGCGAGCCCATAAACGTCGCATCGAAGCCGTTGACATCTGTGATCGCTGCGTCGGATAGATTGACGATATCGTTTAAACCTGTCGGTAGTTGCGCCCGTGCTTTCTCTTGTACAGCGCCGCTTTGCAACGCGCCGTCTTCGACGTAAGTAATACCGTCGGTTTTGTTATATGTGCGTTCGAACTCGCGGATATCATCGATCGCGCTGCGCTCTGCTATGACGCCGCCTTTTGAGTTGGCCGCAATCGTGAACATAAGCTCGCTAAGCGCTTTATTATAGTATAGCGCCGGTTCCATCATTGAGTTAACCATACCCATCCATATACCGTTTGACGCGTCGTAGTCGCCTGTTTTGAACTGGATCGTGTAGCCTTGCTGCGAGATCGAACGATACGCAGTAAACACGCTTTCACCGCTTACTACGGCAGTGTAATAAACCTTCTTGTTAAACGGGAAGAGTTCGCCGAGCATATCGTCGAAATACTCTTCGAGTTCGGCCTTGATCTCTTTACCGAAAACAAGGATCTTATCACGCGGATCGAAACTGTCGTCGACGTCTTCATATTCTTTTTGTAACATCTGCAAGAAAGCGTCGACCGCTTGCATGGTCTGTTGATCGTCGATCTCGTATAAAGGGTTAAGCGCTTTGTAAAACGGCTCGATCTCGTACCACTGATAGAAGTACACTTTAACCGTGTTCTCTTCTTCGTTGGTATATTCGAGGGGCGCGATCTTGTCGTAGTTACCGCCGTAAGGGAAGTATTCGTACCCGTCGTCTTCACGCTCGCCGTCTGCGGCTTCGTAGTCTTCGGCGTCGGTATTACTAAATAACATCTTTGCAGTTTCGAGTTCATACTCTTTTGAGTAATACACCCACCGCGCATCAAGTAAGTTCGTCGCTTTCGCGTGTGGATCCCATCCGACCGCCAGGGGATCTAAACGCCCCATAAGGATCTCGCCGTCCGCTTCGCTCGAGGCATAACCCTCACCGTAAGTAAGCGCAGT